CCCCGCCCGCGAACCTCAAGCCCAAGGCCGCGGAGGCGTTCGAGAACGTCAAGCGGCTCGCCAAGGAAAAGGTCGCCACGCTCCAGGCGGAGCGCGACGAGCTGGACAAGAAATACAAGGAGCTGTCTGAGAAAGCCGGCCGCGTGGACCCGAAGGTCGAGCAGGAGCTGAAAGAACTCCGCGAGTTCCGGCGCAAGCTGGACGTGGAGGCCGACCCGGAGTTCAAGAAATTCGACGAGGAGCACAACTCGAACGCCGAGTCCATCTACGGACGGCTGAAGGCGGTGGGCGTGGCCGACACGACCATCGAAAAAATCAAGGGCATGGGCGGCATTTTCAAGGTGCAATGGGACCCCATCCTCGAAAAAATTCCGTCGCAGGCCCGCCGCTTCATCGAAGTGAAGCTGACCCAGCTCGAAGACCTCCGCGACAAGAAAGCCGCCGCCGTTGCCGCGGCCAAGAAAAACTCCGAAGAGTTTTTGACCCAGCGCGCCCAGGCCGGTGAGCAGAGCAAGCAGGCCTTCCGCACGCAGGCCTCGAAGTCGCTGGACTCGATGCTGCCGAAGATGGACTGGTTCGTGGAAAAGAAACCCACGGACAAGTCCACCGATGCGGAGAAGGCGTCCATCATAGAGCACAACAAAATGCTCAACGACACCAAGGAAGCCATCAAGGAAGCGATGGAAGACGACAGCCCCGAGATGCGGTCGTTCCTCGCTGTCGGTCTGGCCCAGTTGATGAAACTGCGTGTGGACTACACGTCCGCCATCAGCTCGCACAAGGCCGAGGTGGAGAAGCTGACCGCCGAGCTGACCGCCGCCAAGGCGCTGCTCGAAAAGGTCAAGAAGGGCTCGACCAATCGCCTACGCGAGACGCCGGCCACGACCAACGCGCCGAACGCGGTGGGCGCCGGCATCAACGAGAAGCCCAGCGACGCGCTCGACCGGCACCGGGCTGAAGTGGAAGCCAAGCAATGAGCCGACAGGTCTGCATTTGCCTTCCGAGTTACAAATCGATGGAGCCACGGATGGCTTTTTCGGTGATGTCTCTGCTGAACCGGGCGAAGACGGCGCAGACGGCATCTATGCTCGATTTTGGAGATGCATTTGTTGTTCACTCTCGAAACAAGCTGGCCGACCAGTTCCTCCGCACAAAGATGGAGTGGCTGCTGACCATCGACGACGATATGGTCGTCCCCTTCGGCAATGCTCAACTTTTTAATTCGTTCACTGGCTTCAATCTGTCTGAGCGCTTTGCCGGACTCCACGTCATTGACCGCCTTCTGTCCCACGGTAAGACCTTGGTTGGCGCACTATACATGGGTCGTTGGGAAAACGGCAAAGCGATGTATGGCGAAGGTTGCGACGCGCAAGAACTGAAGTATGCGCGGTCCGGCCCGCACGACGAGTGCAAACCCACGCGCTGGGTCGGCACCGGCAGCATGCTGGTCCACCGGTCCGTGTTCGAGGACATCGAGAAGAAATTCCCGCACCTCGCGCGCGGCGCGAACGGGCTCGGGGGCCAGTGGTTCACCAGCTCCGAGCACGACCTGCGCGCCGCCGTAGAAAAGGCTCTCGCGATGGCGGACCCCGCCGCGGCCATGCGTTTCATCAGCGACGCGCTCACGATTTCGAAACGAAACTCCAGCATGGGGATGGGCGAGGATGTGCAGTTTTGCATTCGCGCCACCCAGGCCGGGCACCAACCCCATGTCGATATGGGTTGCCTCGCAGGCCACATCGGCAGCTACTGTTATGGCAAACCGACCCGATAAAATTCTCCTCTCGTTCCTGTTCTGGGAAGGCGACAAGGCAATGATGTGCAAACTCGCGCGGCTGGTCGCCGACCTGGAGCCCCGCATGTCCGAGTCCGCCGACGTGCTTTTCTCCGCGCGCTTCGACTGCACGCACGACCTCGACACCATTCAGTATGTCTCCCGAAAATTCAAAGTCCACACGAACATTTGTCGCGGACGCCGGGGCGTGGGTTGGCCTGCCGGCTGCAACGACATCGTCTTCGGCACTCTCGACTACGTTCACGATTACGGTGCGGCCCGGCGTATCCCTCCTTACAAGGCTGTCCTCCTTTTGGAGGCGGATGGTGCGCCGCTTCGGTCGGGCTGGATAGAGGACCTCTCGCGCGCGTGGGACGAGGCGAACGCGGTGAAACCTATTCGCGTGTTCGGCCCACTGATTGCCGACGGCGTGCCGGCTGCCGGGAAGCAACACATCAACGGCAACTGCTTCGTCTCTGGCGACATGTCTTTTCTGCACTGGTTCACCCGCAAGCTGGGCGGTTGCACGCCGCGCGCGGGCTGGGACTGGATTCTCGCGCCGCAGTTCAAGCGCATGGGCTGGGCCGATTGCAAACAGATGCGGTCCTGGTGGCGCTGCCCCCAGGTCACTCAGGAGACCTACGACGCGCTGATTAACGCGGGCGTCAGCTACCTGCACGGGTGCAAGACCGACGACGTGCGCAATCTGGTCCGGAGCCGTTGGCTATGAGCAACGGCATCCCGAAAACAATGCTGCCGGCCGAGTGCATCTGCTACCCGCGCAGCGGGCATCACGCACTGACGAACGTGCTCGCGCATTATTTCGGCGCCAATTTCCATTACTGCGAGATGTATCGCGAGAACCAACGGACCATCGGCATGGGCTCGCCGACGACGTGGCAAAAGAACCACGACTTCGAGCTGCGCACGCCCGTCCTGCCGGAGCGCCGGTATGTAGTGCAGGTCCGCAACCCGCTGGAGGCAATTGAATCCTGGCAGATGCTCGACCGCCGGCTCATCGGCCGCGTCAATGAAACGCAGGAGAAGCGACTGGATTTTTGGACCGCCTTTGTGAAGAAGTGGGTGCTCGGGCCGGTGCCGAACAGGATGGTGGTGTGGTATGAGGATTTAGTTGAGCGGCCGGTGCCGACGGTGACGAGCGTGATTCAGTTTGTGACGAAGACCCAGAACGTGGACGCGGAAAAACTTCAAGAGGCGCTGGAGAAATTCCCGCTTCAACGGAGGACCCAAACATGCCCGACGAGATACACCAAGGCGTAAAGACAGTGGTATCCGTTCACGGCTACGCCGGGGACGTGCATCAAATTCGTGAGCTGATGCCTTGCTACGAACACCACAAGCTGCCCATCGTCATCATCACGCCCGAGGACAGCCGCATCATGGCTATGGGTCCGCACATTTGCCGCTGGGGTGGGAAGCGGGAATATGTTGGTCTGAAAAGTTTGGCCCGACAGATTGAGCACTGGAAAATCCTGCTCGATTACGACGCGACGCACTACCTCTGCAACGACTCCGACAGCATCTGTCTGTCGCCCGAGCTGCCGCGCTACATCTACGACGAGGACGTGCTGTGGAGCAACGAGGTGTCCGACGCGATTCATGTCCGCGCCGAGACCTACAAGTTCCCGCGCATCGCGTGCCAGCCCCCCTACTTTTTCTCGCGGGGAATCCTGGAACGGCTCGTCGCCGCCGGGCCGCGCACGGTGCCGGACCCCCAGACACTTTTCATCGATTGGTTTGTCATGGCGGTGGCGGAGACCGGCGGCATCCCACACAAAAACTTCCGGGACGGCGCAAGCTGCGGGACGGCCGAGCCGCATGGGCTGCGGGTGATGACCGAGCTGGTCCGCGACCACGGCAGGATTTTCGTTCACGCCATCAAAAGCGCTCCCGTCCGGCGCCAGCTGGAGTTCGCTCGCGGCCTCTACCTAAAGAAACACCAATGAATCTCGACTCCAAAATCTATGTCGCCGGCCACCGCGGACTTGTCGGGGATGCGGTGACGCGTCTGCTCCGCGCGCGGGGCTTCCACAATCTCGTGACGGCGACCTCCGCCGAGATGGACCTCACCAAGCCGGACCTCGTCCGATGGTTCTTCTCGGTCCACAACATCGAATACGTTTTTGTATGCGCGGCGCACGTCGGGGGAATCCTGGCCAACGACACGCACCGCGTGGACTTCCTGCTCAAGAACCTCGCCATCCAGACCAACGTCATCACGAACGCGGCGGCGTATGGCGTGAAGAAGCTGCTCTTTTTGGGGTCGTCCTGCATCTACCCGAAGAACGCCACCCAGCCAATCACGCCGGACTCGCTGCTCACCGGGCCGTTCGAGCCGACGACCGAGGCCTACGGCATCGCCAAGTTTGCCGGCATCCGGCTCTGCCAATACCTCCGGGACGAGCAGGGGAAAAACTTCATCTGCGCCCAGCCGCCGAACCTCTACGGGCCGGGCGACCGGTTCGACGCCGCGCGGTCGCACGTCGTCCCCGGGCTCATCACGCGCATGCACCAAGCCAAAATGCTGGGGCTGCCGGAGCTGGCGGTCTGGGGCGACGGGACGGCCAAGCGCGAGCTGCTCTACGCGGACGACCTCGCGGTGGCCCTGCTTTTCCTGATGCACGCCTACGACGGCCGGGAGCCGGTGAACACCGGCAGCGGCGACGAATGGACCATCCGCGCGATTGCCGACGAGGTCCGCCGCGTGGTCGGCTATCAAGGTGCCCTCTTCTTCGACGACTCCAAGCCGACGGGCGTCCCCCGTAAGGTGCTCGACAACTCGTTCATCCGCGGCTTGGGCTGGCGTCCGAAGGTCGGTTTTCCGGAGGGTCTGGAGCGGACTTACAAAGGGTTCTTGCAGCGGATGACGTTGGGGTCTTGACATTCGCGGAAAAGCCCACACTGGGATAGGTATGGAGACCTTACGTTGTCCGCGATGCAGCTGTCATAAACCATTGGAAGACTTCGGGAAAGACCGAAGCCGTGCGAGCAACCGGCAGGCCTACTGCAAGCCCTGCGCGGTTGATGTCCAGATGGCTTATTTGAAAAGCCACCCCGCGTCGGCAGAGAAGCAAAAGACGCGTGTGCAGACCCGCCATGATGACCTGATGCGCAAATTCAATCTGTTGAAGGCCATGCGCGGCTGTTATGACTGCGGGGGCTTTTTTCCTCCAGAGGCCATGGACTGGGACCACCGTCCGGGGACAGAAAAGCTGTTCCATGTTTCGGACTCCTTCGGGACCCGGAATTTCGAGTCTATCGTGGATGAAATAGCCAAGTGCGACCTCGTTTGTTCGAACTGTCACCGGGTTCGGACGAAAAAACGAAAGGTCCTTGACAAAACCGGTTTTCCCGCCACTTCTCTACTGACCTAACGGCCCTACTGGTCTGGGGCAATCGGCCTAAACTGTCTGGCGGCTGGCCGGCGCTGACAGGGTAACTTCGCAGCCCAATTGCGAGGAAAACCGTCCGACGGATATTTCCCGAGGACAGAAACCAACTAGGTTTTTATGGCTGGTGAATGTAACAGCGCAGACCAGATTTCTGAGATTGCGCAAAAAGACGTGTCCCGTCTCGTAGGGACCGTGGCCAAAACGTTGGCCGCGAATTCGGTTTTCATCAACGTCATCGGCGGTGGGGTGTTCCCCTCCGGCGTGAGCGATGAAATCCGTTTCCCCGTTCAAATGCAGGCGGCTCCTGGTGACTCGCTGGCTCTCCCGACTTTTCAGTGCGATACTGAGGTCTGCGGAACCAACGGCATTCAGGACCTCACTGACGCGATTGACTTCACGGCTCGCTTGGAAACCAAGCGTGGTCGCGGTCCCCGCGTTTGCGTCAAGAAAGGCTACGCGGCCTTCAAGTCGAGCTACCTCTCGGCCGAAGACTCGCTCCGCAAGCTGATTACGCAGTATGTCAACTCTGACATCCGCGCCCAGCTCTACCTCCGCAGTGCCTCGAAATTCAATGCCGTTGCCGGCTACGACTTCGACTCGCTGTTCACCGGTGGAACCGAAACGGACCTCGGCGTCCAGTTCGCTCCGCTCAATCCGACGGGTCCGCTCAGCTTCAAGGCTCTGCACTACGTCACGCGGTTCGTCAAAGAGGCGTTGTTCGCCTCGATGTTCGACAGCGAAGGCAAGGGTATGCCCCACGCTCGCTTCATCGGCAGCTCCGACATCATCGAGAGTTTCCGCAATGAAATCGGCGTGAAGGAAATCCTCATCGGTCTGACGACCGGTGGATACAAGCTGGGCGAGCAATCGGTCAGCGCTTACCAGTTCGAAGAGGCCCCCGCTTACCGCGGCATCGCCTTCGGTGTGGACCAGCGTCCGCTCCGCGCCACTGGTTTCGACGGCGACGGCAACCTGATTCTGGTTGACCCCGTCGTGAACGTTGCCAACGTGTCGAAGAACACGGCGTTCGCGAAAATCAACCCCGCGTGGTTGGCCGCGACCTACGAGGTCGGGTTCCTCATGTTCGACAACACCTTCAACCGGCTGGTGCCCGAGAAGTATGTCGGCGAAGGCACGTTCAAGTATGCCCCGCAGCTTCACATGGGTGAGCTGGAGTGGCACTACATCGTGGACAACGACTGTAACCAGTTCGGCGACTTCGGCTGGCACAAGTATCAGATTACTCGTGCCTACCAGCCGATTCGGCCGCAGCACGTCGTCCCCATCCTCTACAAGCGTTGCACGGCTGACCTCGGTCTGCCCGACTGCTCCGTTGTGGACGCCTCCGGGTTCTCCGGCAGCGATGCGTTTGCCACGTTGGGCGTTTGCGACTCCTAACCGTGGTCTGTAGGCGGCGTGGTGGGCGAAAGCCCACCACGCTGACGTGACCAACAATCAACCCACTGATTCCATGACATACGTTCAAGCTCAAGACGCCCTCCTGGCTCTCGGACATTCCCTCAGCCTGACTGGCCTCGAAGGCCGGTCGGTCTCCGGACTGTTGCAGGAGGTCCTCATTGCTGGCGGCTCCGCCATCACCGACAAGGGTGCCGGGTCGGACTTCGATAACGCGCTCGTCACCGCGCTCGGTATCGACACGCCCATCAGCTGACCAATCTGGGGGCGCGGCTGGTGTATTCCCTCGGTTAAGGGTAGCATCGGCCCGCCCCCAACCTTTTTCGTGTTCGACAACATCAAAGTTTACGCCGCATCCGCTGTCGGGTTCGGCTCGCCTCTCGCAAACATTTTCCTCGACACTTCCACGTCCGTCCTCGGCGTGCTGGTGTTGATTGGTCAAGTCGCTGTCGCCGCCGTGACCACACTCTACATTTTCCGCAAGGCGCAGGCTTTGCGACGCGACAAGAACGACAAGAAAGACTCCTGACCCATGTCCAACGTTTACAACGACCCCGTTCAACGCCTCGGCGAAAAACTCGCTGCGGACCTCGGCATCGTCGCCAACCCTTACGACGCGGAAATCGACCTGTGGGTCCGCGCGGCTGCCGTTGTCGGCGCCAGCGTGAGCACCTCCACGCCGCTCGATGAAGCCCGCGTCCGCGTGCTTCAGAACTGCACGCTCACCCCGGCCTAATGTATCCGGACCCGTCACCGAAATGGGGCGACTCCGAGAACACGCTGCTGGGTAAGTGGCTGGAAATCCTTGGAGGGGAAGCCAAGCCTGGGGACTCAGACCACCAGCTGCTCTACCGCATTGCCCTGCTCCTAGACAACGCTTTTTGATATGGACACGACTCCTCGCTTTAACGACCCAGACAACACGTTACTGAAGAAAATCTGTCTTCTGCTTCACGGGGGGGTGTCGAGTGGCGTCCTCACTTTCAACACTCGTTCGGGGGCCATAACGCTTACGGGTTCGGACGTGACGGGCGCCCTCGGCTACACGCCGGTGAATCCCTCTGGCGCCACGCTGACTGGGTCTTTGGTCTTGCCCACCGGCATCAACCTTTTCCTCGGGCCGGCCAACGCCACTCACCCCGCCCTAAAGGATTCTGGAGTGGGTATCGCGGAAGTATCTCTTCGCAAGGGCGATGATTCGGGTTACGCCAATTTATTGGTTGGGTTTGTGCAAGCCCAAATCGAGGACACGGGAACCGGGACTTCCCCCGCGGCTTTTGAGGTGTATCACAACACTACATCCGGAACTCCTGCGATAAACTGCGGCGTGTCCTACGACATGCGCGCGGATTCTAGCACTACGGACCGGCAACTTCAGTGCCGGTTTTCCACGCTGTGGACGGACGCCACACACGCTACGCGCACGTCGCACCTGCGATTCCTTCCCACCTTGAACGGCGTCACCACGGAGGCTTTGCGTCTTTCGAATGCCCAGGTTGACGCGCGCAATGGCGCGGTATTCGCTGTCGCCGGCACACAGGTAGTGACCTCTCGCAAGACTGGATGGACCGCAGCGACGGGGACTTCCTCGCGCTCGACCTTTGCAACCACGACTGTCACGACCGAGGAACTAGCCCAACGGCTGAAGGCGCTGTTGGAAGACCTCACCAGCCACGGGCTCATCGGCACCTAATGAAAATTCTACTCGCGCTCGCACTCGCACTCGCACTGGTCGCCGGCTGCACGCTCCCGCTCAAGCCGGGGTCCGCGTCTATTAAGTCGGCCAGCGGCGAGGTGGTTTCCGTCAAGCAATCCCAGAATCCGCTTAACGAAACCGTCCAGGACTACAAGCGGACGACCAGCCAGGAAGGCACCACCGAAGAAGTCCATACGAAAATCGGCGCGGCCCAGAAAGACGTGGCGCGCGAGCTGGGCGCCAAGCTGTCCTCGCTGCGACCGGTGATGTGGGTGGGCATCCTCGTTTTTCTTTTCGGCGCCGCCAGCGCGGTCTGGCCCCCGCTCAAGGCACTTGTCGGTGGAAGCGTCACCACGTCCGCGGTTATCGCCGGCGCCGGCCTCGCCATGATTGTGCTGCCCGTCCTTGTGGTCGGGCACGAAGTTTTGATTCTCGCGGTTGCTGCGGGAGCGGCGGCGCTCTGGTTCTTCGCGCACCGGCACGGAAACTTGCGAGGGCAACTCAGTGCGCTTCTGGGAAAGTAAAATATGTCGTGCAGCAACTGCAACAATTGCGACTGCGGCGGGTGCGGCGGCGCGGACTGTAACTCGACTTTTCCCGCGAGCTGCAACCCCCAGGCCAACTGCTCCCCCTGCAAGGCGTGCCCTCCGAATAGTGCGGATTGTGAGACGCTCCCAAGCGCACTACAGAATTTCGTCGATGCCTTTTTCGGTTCGGTTGTCAAAACTGAAATCGATGGACAGGTAACGTGGGTCCTCCCGTGTAACCTGGACATCGGGCTGCCCGGTAACCCGCGCGCGGATGGTGAAGGCCTCGCGTGCTATTTCCTGCGGTTGTTTCGCGACGGCATCAATGGGCTAGAAGGCCCGACCGGTGCGACCGGCGCGGCCGGCGAGAACGGCGCGAACGCCTGGACGATTATCCTGACCGCCTTCGTGCAGCCCACGCCCGGCGGCACGGTGAACTTCAACATCGTCGCCTCGCCGACCATCACGCCCGGCCAGACGATTTTCATCCCGGGCTCCGGCTATTACATGGTCACGAGCCGGGTATCCAACTCGGTATTCGCGCAGCTCATCGAAGCGGTGCCGACGCCGAACCCGGTGACGGTCCCGGGCACCATCGCGCTCCCCTGCGGGCCGCGCGGTCTGACGATTACCGGCCCGACGGGCGCCCCGGGCTTGCAAGGTCCGACGGGCGCGCAGGGTCCAACCGGCCCCACGGGGGCGGTCGGTCCAACGGGGCCGACGGGGCCGACTGGTGCGGTGTCCACGAACTCCAACGGGCAGGTGGTCATCACCGGCGCGACGGACTTCACTGTGACGAACGCGGACCAAAAAATCACGTTCGGCGTTGACGACCCAGAGGTCACGCTCCCCGACATTGGCACCTACTTCGTGCTGGCGCGCTTTCGCTGCATGAACGACGTGGCCAGCATGAACAACCACCAGTGGGATTTTTACCTGAACAATCAGACGACCGCGACGCCGGTGGACGGCGGGCGGCACACGAACACCATACTGTTCAACACCGGCGGGAGCAACCACTGCACGTATATCCATGTCTGGGCGATTGTCCAGACGGTGGGCATCAACGAAATCATCGACGTGCATGTGATGTCGGACAGCGCGGCCGCGCCGCAGACGATTTTTCAGGACGGCTCGAACATCATGTTCATCAAACTGGCATGAAAGATTGCACGCACCCGCTCCATCGCGACACCGAGGGGGATTTGTCCCGGCCCTGCAATCCAAAGGGCGCGACGAAAATCCTGCCTGGGCGCACGTTGCCGCCGCGCATCATCGTCAACCAGACGGATGACGTGTTGCAAGACGAAGACGGGTTCCCGATTCTGGACGAGTCGTCCGGAGCGACCATCATTGACGATTTGCGCGAATGAAAGTTTCTGATTACGTAGCCGGTCAGCAGGCGATTGCCGACGGGTGGCTGTTCATTGCCGAACGTCAGCCCGAGGGTGCCGAGAAGCCCTACATCACAAAGAAAATCGCCCCCGACCAGCTCGGTGCGACTGGCCCTGCCGGTCCGCAGGGACTTCCCGGCAACCCCGGCGCGGACGGCCCTACGGGTCCGACGGGCGCGGCCGGCGCGAGCGGGCCGACTGGCCCCACGGGCGCGAACGGCGCCAACTCGTCCGACGAGTGGGTGCATCCCGACGGCTTGTCGCTGGACCTTTTCGAGGAATACGACCCTGGCGCCATCGTGGCCCCGAGTGGCGGCTTCGGCTGGGACGCTGCCGGCGTCGTGAGCGGCGGGACAATCGTCCAGCGCAATATCGCGAACAGCCGCACGGAACGCAGGCTGAGCCTCACCTCTGGTGAGTTTGCGCGTAAACTTTACGTCGGGTCCGACTGGCATCGCCTGCGCATCGCTCTCCTGCTCCGCTGCAACGGCGCGTCCACCTTCACGGCGGATGGTTTCATCGGTTTGTGCAGCGGCACGGCGAACCCGTTCGGTGGGACGACGGACAACGCCATCGGCGTTTACTTCGACCCCGCGAACGTGAACTCCTGGGCGTTTGTGAACGGCACCACGACGGACTTTTTCGCGCAGAGCGTCAGCACGCAATTCGTCACGAAACGCGGGGCGGGTGCCCCCGTTAATCAGGGAAGCGGGTCCGGCTCGGATGGCCGGCGATTCGCGTCCACCGAAGCTCTGCGCACGATTCTTTTCCTGGAGGTCGCCCGGCCGGTTGCCGCGACGCCGGCCACGCCGGTGAACTTCTCCTGGGGCATGCGCTCCACAAACGTGACGCAGGCCGAGTTCGCACTCAGCAAGCGGGCGATTCTGCACGCGCTTTTGGACAGCGCCAACAACGGCAGCGTGGCGTCGGACGACACGATTGTCACCCTTTCCGGTTCGGCTTCCGGCACGGTCACCAACACCATCAGCTTCGACGAGAGCACGGGTGGCCTCGACACGCTGAACATCCGCTGGGACGGCGCGCATCCGCTGGAAATCTGCGGCATGGGCGTAATGAAAGTTTACTAATGAGCGACATCGAAGACATTTTCAATCAGGCCCCCGTCACTACCAATCAGGACGGGCATCTGCTGGTGGGAACTTACAATGCCGGCGGAGTTATTCAGGTCAAGCGATTGCACGTCACCGACCTGAGCGCAATGACCGGGCCGACTGGTCCGGCCGGAGCGACGGGCGCGCCCGGCCCCACGGGGGCGACGGGCGGCACGGGTCCGACTGGACCGACCGGCCCGACCGGCGGAACGGGCGCGGCCGGCCCCACAGGCGCGAACGGGCCAACTGGACCGACGGGTCCTACAGGCGCAACCGGCGCAACTGGTGGCACGGGTGCGACCGGCCCCACAGGTCCGACCGGGCCGTCGGGTTCTTCCGGCTCTGCGGCCGTCGTGGCGGACTCGTATGCTTACGACAGCTTCGACGATTACGCGACTGGTGCCATCTCCAGCTTTTCGAGCGGCGCCGGATGGAGTGGCAGCGGTGCGGCCTCGGGTGCGTCCATTGTGGCCGTCACCATGAACGACGGTCGCACGGACAAACGGTTGTCTCTGGTCGGCCCTGGCGAATTCAAGCGGAAAATGGCCTGGGCGGAAAAATGGAAGCGGCTGCGCGTCGCGCTACTTTTGCGCATCAACGGCGGGGCGACCATCACCGGCGACTTTGCGTTCGGGCTCTGCTCGGGCATCACCAACGGCGCCGGCAGCACGGGCTGCCTGAACTTCATCGGGGCCGCGACGCGGGTGGGCAACTCGAACCAATACACGTTCTCGGCCGGCACGGACATCGCGACTTTTGCCGCGACGTTTGCGGGCGGCATGACGAAGCGGAACGCGACCTGGACAGACCTTGGCGGGTCCTCCTCTATGAAGGGCTATCCCTCCACGTCCACCGCGCTTTGCTTGAATGTTTTCGACATCAAGCGGCTTCGATATGGCGGGGCCAGCACGACCTACTCCATGTTCGTCCAGGGGCCGGCTGCATCGGGCACGGGCGCTGGCGGGCCGGAGCAAAATCTGGACTGGGGCAACCTGCTCAACGTGGTTGCCGACCCGGACACGGCCACCTTCAACAACGGCTGGTGGTGGGACGGCGCGTCCTCCACGCAATCGACCACGTTCGACGAATCGACCGGGGGCCTGGACACTCTCAACATCTGGTGGAGCCACGCCACGACCCCCATCGAGGTGGCCGGGTTGGCGGTTTACAAGATGTATTGACAAACCGCTGAAAATCAACACTTCTTACACGATGAAAATGCCGATGGATTTGGGCTATAAGATGGACGGGCCGAGCACGGCGTCCATGCCCGACAAAATGTATCCGAGCCTGCACTTGGAGTGGCCGATGGAATACGACTTGCCGGACTCCGGCGAGATGACCGTCACCTTCCGCAAGACGCACGAGTCGAAGTCTAAGGGCCAGGGCGGCAAGCCGCGCTACACGGTGGACCTCGAAATTCGTTCCATCGACTCTGTCGAAGAGGGCGACGAGGCGACGCCGGATGATGAGACCGAAGAGAGCGGAAGCGACGCGCTCGACCGCCACGCGGCCGAGGTCAGCGACAAAGAGGCTTACTAATGTTCCAGGCCAAGGACATTTTCGACGACGCCAAGGATGTGTTCGGCATCTGCAAAGAGGAGAAGCTCTTTCGCTGGATGACCGACGCCATTCGCATGCTCGCGAACAAGGGCGACATCGACCCGCTGGTCGGCGGGCTGGACATCTGCGTGCAGAACAAATGTGTCACTCTCCCGCGCGAGGTGGAGACGGTCCTCGGTGTGAATCTCGCCGGCCGGCCCGCCCTCGGGCACAATGAACTTTTTTCGTTCCACCTGAACGGCCCGGGCGACTGCAAAAACCGCTGCGACTATTCGTGGTTTGACGAACTGCCCGCGGTCACCTACAAGGACATCGTCTGCCCTGGGCGACTCGTCGCGTTCGTGGACAAGCCCGAAGATTCTGGTGTGGAGCTGCGCGTGTTCGGCTTCGACAAGCAGAACAAGCCCCTGCAAACTTTAGAGGACGGTGTCTGGACCGATGGTCTGCTCGTCCCAACGATTTTCGGCTACGCGGTGCCGGCGAAAACCGACCCCGAGGTCTCCCGCATCACGGACATTGTCAAGGGTCCCTCGGCCGGCATCATCCGGCTCTCGACCTTCGACAACTCGTCCAGCTCTGGCACGCTCATCGGGATTTACGACCCGGAGGAAACCCATCCACGTTACCGGCGCATCAAAATCTCGCGGGGCTGCCCGTGGGTCCGCATCGTGTATCGAAAGAAATCCTTCGACATCACGAGCCTCAACACGCGCATCCTTTTGCACAGTCGCTTCGCGCTTGTCATGGCGATGAAGGCCGTGAAGTTTTACCTGGACTCCGACGTTGCTAATGGCATGCAATTCGAGGCACACGCCTCGCGGATTCTCACTGAGCAAGAGGGCGCACTCGTCAGCCCGAACGCGATGCCGATGCAGGTCGAAGACCGCAACAGCATCTCGCAAAAAGACGATTGGAACGTTGACTGATGTGTATGGACCACGTTAAACAAGACAAGGGTATGCCCCCCGGCAGCGGTGCCGAGGAGATGGCCAAAACCAACGCCAACAAGCCGGCCCCGCAGGGCATCTTCGACTACTCGGTCGTGGACGCTGAGGACAAGGACCGCATCGACCGCCTGAAAAACGGTCACGACAAGGGAAACTACAGCCAATACGTCGGCAGCCTTTAAGCCGCGAACTGAGGGGACATGACGCCGCGTTCAGAAGACGGTGAGCTGACATTCCTTGGCGGGATGGACTCGATGTCCGACCCCGCGATGCTGTCTCCCGGCTTCTACTCGCGTGCGCTCAACGCGGTCAACCGCGGCGGGGTCCTCCAGTGCCGGCCCGGTTATCGGTGTCGTTTCGTGATGCCGCCGGGGAACCTGCAAGGCGCCTTCGTCTTCCGGCCCAAGGTCGGCATCGAGTCCATCCTTTTCGCGGTGGACGGGCTCGTGTATCTGTCGGACTACCCTTACCGGACCTTCCGGCAGCTGGCGATTCAGTTCTCGGCCACCGCCCGGCAGCTTTTCTTCGTGCAGGCCGAGCAGGCCACGACGCGCAACGATGACGGCAGCATTCGGCTCATCCCCGCGATTAACCTCGTCATCATCCAGGACGGCGGTCTGACCGCGCCGGCGGTGTTCGACGGCTACAACGCCTTCCACAACGCGGACATCAAGCTCGGCGGGCCGATGGCTTGGTCCGGCGACCGCCTGTGGGTGGCCCAGGGCGCAAAACTTTTCGCGAGCGACCTCTACGACCCGCAGCACTTTTTGGAGCCGCAGTATTTCGCCACGGTCGAGGCCTTCACGTTGCCCGGGGAAATTATCGCCCTGGCCGAGCCAACCGCCAACGCGGAGCTGGCCCAGCTCTTTGTCTTCACGCAGGACACCACGACGCTCATCCAGTCCGGCATCCGCGACCGCGCGACGTGGATTAACACACCCAATTTTCAGTTCGTCCAGTTCCCCGAAGTGGGTTGCGTGTCACCGCGGTCCGTGGCGCTCCTGCACGGCTTGCTGTGGTGGTATGCCGCCACCGGGCTGACCAACATCAACGCGGCCGAGGTCACCCGTCAAACGTCCGTCACGCCCTACGAAGACAACGAGATGGCGGACAGCAAATCCCGGCTCGGGGGCGACCTCAGCGGCATCGCCGCGGGCTTTTTCGAAAACTACCTGCTCCTGTCGGTGCCCTACTGCGACAAGCTGAACACGCATACGTGGTGCCTGGACGGCGCGACGTGGCAGAAGAAGGACCAGAAATCGCCCTTCGCCTGGAACTCCGTGTGGACGGGGACGCGCCCGGTGGAGTGGCTCTACGGAGTGTTCGCCGGCTCGAACCGAATCTTTTTCGCCAGCGCTGATTTTGACGGCCAGAACCGGTTGTGGGAGGCGTTCATCCCCGACCGCCTGGACGACGGCTGCCCGATTACGTGGTATGGCGAGACGCGCGCGTTCTCGGCGGACGTGCCGCTTCGGGATAAAACCGTGCGCTACGCTGACATCTTTTTGTCCGAGTTATCGGGCACTGTGGACATTGCGGTCTTCTGGGCCGGACCGTATAGGGGCCGCTACAAACGGCTGATGACGAAACGAATTGAGGCGCCGCGTGGCTCCATTCGTCAGGGACACAAAATCAAGAGCAGCGAAAAAATGTTCGCGTTCAAGAAACAAACGCGGCCCCTGCGCACGCAGGACGCCAAGGAACTCGCCTCGGCCGAGGACCTGTCGTCGTGCGACGTGGAGTCGTTCAAACTCGATTTTCTCGATGAATCTTTTCAGCTTCTCATTGTGGTCTCTGGTCCTGGTGCAGTGCGCGGAGTCCGCATTTATATGGAGCCTGCACCGGGGACCCCGGGCTCGGTCAGCCCGAACAAAGAACTCTCTGGACGCTGCGAAGTCGATGAAGGGCCAGAGCAAAACTTCGTCCGATTCGACGGGGCATCTTCGGATAGCATCGAAGAACTGAACGCGAGCATCCCGCTGTTTACGAGCAACCAGACGGTGACTATTACGGAGCAGGGCATCACGGAAGTGGGCACCGGCTACGGCGAATCGGTCATCAGCCAGCAGGACGCCGACAAAATCGCGACCACGACGGCACGGCGAAAAGCGGCCCGGCAGCTGGAGCTGGCGCTGCCCATCATCATCTCGACGGGAACCGGGCTATGATGCAATTTGATTCATTGCGCGGAATCACGCGGCGCGAGTTGCGAATCAACTATCGCTCGCCGTTGATTTGTCAGCCGGGTCCGTCGGAGAGCGGCAGCGGTTCGAGCACCTCCATCCCGGCGTTCCTGCCCATCCTCACGCTGGATGGTCCGGTCGGCTTGTCGGCGCTGGTGAGCGATTGCCCGCGCGTGGTGACGCTGACGTGGACACCCCTGTCGGGGGCCATCGGCTACAACATTTTTGTGTCGGACAGCGCAGACGGCCCGTTTGTTTACGTGCTGTCGGTTGACGACCCGGTGTTCATGGAAGAGGTCGTGGCGGACGCCACCTACTTCTATCAGGTGAGCGCGTTCGGGGACTTCGGAGTCACGGACCCGTCGGCAGTTTTGACAGTAAAAGTCCCAGCGTGCGAATAATTTTATGGCGAAGCCCAAAGCAAACCCCGGTCGTGGCGGTGGAAAAACCAACGCGCAAGACGCGCGTGCGGCGCTGAACAAGTTGGAAGCCGCATTCACACAGGAATTCACCCGAGGCGACGGTCGCAAGTTTACCATCGTGACGGACGTCATCAAGGACTTCAATGACCTCGTGGACGCCGGCAACGCGGACGCGCTGGCCAACTACCTGGAAAATCCTAGCCAGCTTTTGCTCGCGCTGGTGTTCGCGTTGAATGAGCGCGTCAAGGCGCTGGAACGCCACTAATTTATGCCCCTTCAGAAAACCAATCTCGTCATCGTCGCGTCGCAGCTGCCGCCGGACTTCGAGGGCACGCCGCAGGAGCTATTTGCCGCCATGCTCGAACGGCAGGACATCCAGTCCCCGGTCGGCACGAACTTTTTCGTCATCGGCGACGTGGAGCCCGCGAGCAACTCCGGCCCGTGGTTCAAAAACGGCACGAAGCTCTACGTGTTCGACATCAACGTTGGGCACTACGTCCCGCTGGACATCTCCGACTCGCTGAGCGCGTTCGCGTTCATCGGGCCGAACGACCCGGGCCAGCCGGGCACGAACGACCCGCTCATCTGGTTCCGGTCCGTCGGCAACCGGCCCATCGGCTGGTATGGCTGGGACGGAAACTCGTGGGAGCCGGCGCCCAGCGTGCCGAACAACGGCGGAACGACCAACCGGCCGACGGACCCGTTGGACCTGGAGCAGTATTTCGACTCGGACATCAACTGTCTGATTCATTGGGAACGCAGCGCGTGGCGCACGGTATCGGGCTCGCCGGGCGACGTCAAGGCCGTCACGGGCGACGTGCTGACGACCGTTCTCACCCGCAACCCGGGCTGGTCGCTCCTCTATGAGAACGACGAGTCCCGGCGCGGCCGGACCATTGCCCAGGCAGCCAAGGATTCCGGCGGCTCGCCAGAATCGGCGGTGTCCGTGCCGTCCGGCATCACCCAGCGCGGAGCTGGCGACACCTTCGGCGAAGAGAACCATGTGCTGTCCTCGCTCGAAATTGAGCAGCACTCGCACATGATTGGGCACGCGTCGCTCCTGAACTCGACCCAGGCGAACGTCGTTTTCTTCCGGGTGGAAGACGCCGACACGGAAATCCAGACGGCGGGCATCCCGGTGCCGACGCCCCCGAACAGCCAGACCGCCCGCACGGGGCACTCCGCGCCGAACGGCAGCCAGACGGGGGTGACCCTCGGCCCGACCGGCACGCAGCTGATGACCAGCCGGCAGTTCACCCTGGAGAAGGCCCCGCACTACACCGCGGCGGCTGTCGGTCACAATACCATCCAGCCAACGGTGTTCCTTTGGCACTTGACAAAGGACTGATTCGGAACACTTAATAGTAGATGACCGCAACTGAAAAAGTGACGACTTTGGTGAAGGTAATCCCGGAAGGGCTCTACCTGCTCCGCCCGCTGTTCCAGCGCTATTTCGACGAGGTGAAATACCCCGGTCAGCTGGACATGCGAACGCTGTCCCGCCTCTGGTCTTCGCTCATCTCGAAAAACGCCGGGACCATAACGGCGGCGAACTGGTTCATCGGCTCAGGTGGACCTGAGGGGCTTGTGGGGACGAACTACTGCCCAGACACGTTCAACGGTGAGATGACCGCCACCATGACTTTTCTCTACGTGGTTCCGGAGGCCCGGGGACGGGGAATCGGCCGGACCTTGCTGGACTTCGCGGAGGAAGACGCCCGGCAGCACGGCTGCACTTCCATTGTCCATGGTCACATGTTCACCATCGATGAGGACGGCGGGAAAGCAATCTTTGAAAAGCGCGGCTACGAAGTGGCCGAGCTAGGTTTTCGGAAACGACTTTAATTTATGGGAGCTGTATTAGGAACTGCCGCAAGTATCGCTGAAAGATTCACCGACGAAAAGGCGATGAACGAGGCTTACGCGGCACAGCGTAATGGCCTCAATGCCCAGCGCGACGCGCTGTCGCAGGACTACAACATCGAGCGCATCACCAACCTCGTCCAGCAATACGACAAGGGCTACCTGGACCGCCGCGTCGCGCTACAGAAGCAATACGAGCCGGAGATGTATGCGGCCGGGCAGCAGGCGCGCAAGGACCTCCTCGCGCAGGCCCAGACGCCGGCCTCCTCGCTCGAATCCACGCGGGTCGCCAAGCAGCTTTTCAGCGAGAACATCGACCAAAATCCGGAGTTGAAGAAACTCAAGGACACCGTCATCCAGAAAGCGAACGACCTTCTCCAGCTGGGCGGCAGTCTGCCGCCGGAGTATCAGGCCGAGCTGGTCCGCGCCGGTGTGGGAGCGGCCGCGCAAGCGGGCATAAAGCCGGGTGAGCGGTCCGTGGGCGGCGTAGTTTCGAACGTGCTCGGCAGCGCGGGCGAAAAGCTGCGGCAGGCCCGCAACCTGGAGGCGTCTCAGCTGGCCGGCACCGCGCAGGCGATGACCGAGTCCCGGGCGAAGATTCTCGGCTCGATTTTCCCGACGATTCAATCCTCGGAGCAGTCCAACCTCGGCCGGGCCGCGGGCATTTTCCAGTTGGCCAACTCGACCGAAGCCGGGACGGGCACGGGCCTCACCGGTCGCGAGACGTTGAACCTCGACCTCTCCGGCCGCACGGCGCAGCGCGACATCGCGATGCAGAAGGCCAACCTGAACTCGTGGAAGGCGCTCGAATTCGCGCGCATCCGCGACACGGCGTTGAACCAGTCGGTTGGCAACTGGGGCGGCACCGCCTCGGGTGCCTACGGCGGCGCAGGCGGCACGGGCGGCGGTGGCGGAAGCCAAGCGTCCCAGGGCGCCATGGGCGGCATCATGTCGATGCTCTCCGACAAAAACGCCAAGGAAAACATCCACGAAGTGGACGACGAGAAAATTCTCGACAAGGTGTCCCGGCTCCCGGTCTCGAACTGGGAATACAAGAAGGACATCGAAGGCGTGCCGGCGGGCCGACACACCGGACCCATGGCCCAGGACTGGGACGTGCTTTTTGGCAGCGGCCAGGGCGACGCGAAAACGATTCCCATCGTGGACGCGATTGGCGTCGCGCTCGCCAGTGTGAAGGCGCTGGTCCGTCAAATCAAACAGATGAAAACTGCGACCGCGTAATATGGCTGCCCTCGATATTCCAATCGTCCCAGTTAATTCCGACGCGAAGACTTTCGCCGCGATGTCGCTGACGCAGGCGATTAACAACATGCACCTCGCGCAGGCGGGCGGGGGTGCCCAGACGCAGCAAAACACGGACGAACAGAAGCGCCAAAAAGCCCTGAAGGACCAAGCGGACAAAGACGCGCGGACCAAGGAATCCCGCGACCGAAATTTGTTCAACAACAACAGCTCCGAAGAGGAATCCCTCCCGCGCGACAGCTCCGGCGCACCCGTCACGCCCGCTGCTTCCGGTGGTGGACTCGGTGGCCCGAACTTCGGACCCCCGCCCGGCGGCGGGGTGAGCGGAATCACTGGCACGACGGACCAATACGGGAACGCGATTCCTACCGCGATTGCCCCGCCAAGCACCGGCGAGATTTATCTGGTGGACACTGGTGACTGATTTTATGCCGACGACGCATGTGGACCGAAACGACCCGCAATACAAGGCCTACTACGAGCAGGCCCGGGCGAAGTATGCGAAGATGCCCACGCATCAGTTGCTCAATTCATGGGACGCGGAGGACTTGATTCACGAGTTGCAGGCGCAAAAGGCGCTGGACGAGCGCAAGCTGTCTCCCGCCCTGCAACGCAACGCTGCGTTGAAGGCCCGCCAGGAATATACTAACCTGCTCAGTGGCGGCTCCAACGAAGAAGTGGCCAAGGTGCATGCCCAGGTCGCCGCGCACGAAGGCTACGAGCTGCCCACGAAGCCGGACGGCACGGTTGACCGCCCCGCAGCGCTCAAGAACATTTTGCTCGCGACCCAGGCCAAGGAGGAGCGCGAACATGCGCGCGCGATGTCGCTTAGCGCGACCGAGCACACCACGACGACGGTCCTTCCCTCTGGCCAGAAAACCATCACGGGTCAGATGATGACCAAGGAAGGGCGCGCGGTCGGCCCCGTCCGCACGGTAGAATCCGCCGCGCCGAATGCGCCCAAGGCGATTGATGAACTGGTCCAGCAGAAGGACAAGAAGAATCACGAGCGCGGGCTTGATACCGCTCTCGGTGCGCTCCGCGTCGCGCGCAACGTGCTGTCGAATCCCACGCCGTCAAACGCCGAGGACGGACTGCTCATCGATTCCTTTTTGAAGGCCGCGAATCCCTCGGCCGTCATTCGTCCATCGATGATTGACTTCGTGCAGAAGCAAACGCCGTTCGCCGAGCAGCTCA